ACGAATTCATGACCAAACAGTAGTTTGTGTTTTTCGTGTAAATATTGATAAAAGTGGAAAGCACTATATTACTTTGGTTAATTTAATAGTTTTAGCGCGCGAAGCTGCATCTAAAACTTTCGTTCAATAGGCAATTGATTTAAAAAGAATTATTCGTGACTTTAATCCTCGTGAGGTTGTAATAGATACCAATGGTTTGGGTCTTGGTCTTGCCGATGAAATGATAAAGCCTCATTATGATGATTTAGGAGAATATTATCCGGCATATGCTTTTAAGAATGATGAAACTTATTATGCTATTCAACCCAAAGATGCTCCTAAGATTTTATACAGTTTAAAAGCTAATGGGCCTCTTAAATCAAAAATTCACGGTAATGCTTATGCAAAACTTAGTAGTGGTACAGTGCGCTTCTTGATAAAAGAGCAAGAAGCAAAAAGTGCTTTATTATCTACAAAAGTTGGCTAGAAGATGTCTGTTTATAAACGAGTACAACGTCTTATGCCACATGAAATGACAACAAAACTTTTTGAAGAAATGGCGAATTTGCGTTTAAAAAGAACTGGGTCTTCTACAGATATAGTTCTTGAGCAGATTAATACTCGTTATCCTGATGATAAATATTCTTCATTCGTCTATGGATTATGGCGAATTAAAGAGATTGAAGAAGAGTATACGAAAAAACGTCGAAGACGTTTTGGAGGTGCAACAGGAGAGTCAAAACGCCGATTAACTTTCTTCAACTAAGGAGGAGAATTAAATGGAAGTAAATGAGACTAATGCCCCTTATAAATTTGATTTATCTTCCTTTGCACGCGCGAAAGATAAAATGATAGCTACTAACGATATAGCATATCGTAGTACTCGACGCACATGGCGCGAGGTCCTCGAGGGAATTCATCGTGAGTTTACTCCTGAGGAGGCTATCAGAATTATTGATTCTGGATCCTTAATGGAGCAGCAACGGCTGTCTCGCAATTATTTTTATAAAGATGGTTATTACAAACACATTATTATCCACTATGCTACTTTATTGAAATATATGGGCTTACTTATCCCTAATCCAAGCGCAGGTAAGAATCTCTCCACTTCCCATATTTCAAAAAGGTATTTTAGTGCGATGGATCTCGTTGAGGCGATGCATTTACCAATTTGGTTAGCTAATTGCGCTCAACGCGCTTTAGTAGATGGTTGCTATTATGGCGTAAGAGTAGATACTGATAAGAATAGTTTTGCTGTTCTTGATTTACCTGCTCAATATTGTTGCACTCGATTTAAGGATACAGCTGGAAATGACTTGATCGAATTTGACCTAAGTTATTTTGATACAATTATAACTGATGAAGCAAAAGATGCTGCTTTAGAAGCTTTTCCAAAGATTATAGCAAAAGCTTATAAAAAATGGAAGAAGAGCAACCTAACTTCAAATTGGTTTGTTGTACCCAGTGACATTGGAATCTGTTTTCCAATGTTTGATGGTAGACCACTTTTCTTAAGTGCTATTCCAGCGATTATGGCTTATGATTAGGCTAGTGAAGATTCGCAAGAAAAATTAGCAGAAGACATCCGAAAGATTATCGTCCAACAAATTCCCCATCTGACTGATGGCAGACTTTTATTTGAGCCTGATGAAGCTGAAGAAATTCATGCTGGTACAGTGGGTATGTTGAAGGGTAATAAAAATGTTAGTGTATTGACCACATATGCAGATGTAGAAGCTATTACTTCAAAGTCAACAGATGAAAGTAGTGATGACTTATTAACACGCGCTGAACAGAACATTTATGCACAAGCGGGAGTTAGCGGACAAATTTTTGCTTCCACCGGTAGCGGTACGCTTGAGGCATCTTTGAAAAATGATTTAGCATTAATGATGTATTTTGCAAACAAGGCATCTGCTTATATATCAAATGTGCTAAATGATAAGTTTGGTAATTCTAATATTAGTTTTAAATATTAGATTGCGCCAATTTCTTATTACAATGATTCTAATTTCATTGAAGATAGTTTTAAACTTGTTGGTTCTGGTTATAGTGCGTTGATGCCTGCTTTGGCTTTAGGGTTAACACAAAGAGATTTGGTCAGCATCAAAGACTTAGAGAATGATGTGTTGAAACTTGGCGACAAATTAAAGCCACTTTCGACTTCTTACACCCAAAGTGGCTCGAATAATAATTCGAACAAAGAGACTGGTGGCGAAAAAGGCGAAAGCGAAACGACCGAAGGAAAAGTACAAGATGTGAATCCTGATGAAGGCGGACGCCCAGCCCTAAAAGAAGGCGAAAAAACAGAGAAAACAATCAAAAACGAAGAGTCTCAAAATAGAACGGGAGGAGGTTCGTAATTAAATGGAAAATGAAAATCTAATTAATTTTGAATTGCCTGTCACCGTTTATGGAAATTTAGAGAAATACAGTGATGTAATTTCTAAAGGAAGGTGCCGTATTTTCTACAAAGGCGCCAATCGTAATGGTACGTTTATTACAGATGAATTTGCAGATAAACTGTTAAGTACTATTGCTTATGCACCAGTAAAAGGTATCTATGAAGAAGACGATGAAGATTATACTGATCATGGTAAGCAACGTAATGAAGGACGTATTTATGGTATTGTACCAGCAGACTACCACTTAACTTGGGAGCCTCACGTAGACGAAGATGGTATTGAGCGTATTTATGCTTGCGTAGATGTTCTTATCTATACTGCACTCTACAATGAGGCAAACATTATCTTTGGCAAATCCCAGTCAATGGAATTATATCGTAAATCCATTAAAGGTGACTGGCAAATCATTGAAGGTAAACGATATTACGTGTTCGAGGATGCTTGCTTCTTAGGACTGCAAGTTTTAGGTGATAAGGTTGAGCCTTGCTTCGAAGGCGCATCCTTCTTCAGTTTATATCAATCTTTATTAAAATAGGTTGAAGATTTAGATAAAATACAAGATAATTTCCAGAATAACGGACAAGGAGGAAGTATTATGCCGAATCTTACTTTCAAAGTGTCCGACAGCCAAAAGTTTGATTTTCTTTGGAGTTTGTTAAACCCAAATTGCAATGAAGAGAACAACTGGGCTGTTGAGTATGGCATTTGTGAAGTTTATGATGATTATGCTATCGTAATCAATTACGCAGAAGGTATCTATGAACGTGTTTACTACGTTAAAGACGATGCAACTGATTCCGTTAGTATTGATAGAAAAGAGCGCTGCTACATTCTTGACGTTAATGAAAACGAAAAGAAAGCTCTTGACACACTTCGTGTATTAAATGGTAGCACCTATGAGTTAGTTGATGAAAAATTTGCAACAATCGAAGATTTAAATGCAAAAATTTCTGAAAATGACACCAAACTTGGAGAGTTAAATGAAATGATTTCCACTTTAACTACGGAAAGAGACGAAGCTAACTCTCAAAAAGACGAATATGTTGCTAAATTTACTGAAGCTAATGAAACAGCTCAAACTTTAGCAGCAGAAAACGTACAATTAACTAATGAGCGCGATGCTCTCGCCGCTTATAAAAAGAATGTTGAGGATGAAGAGAAGAAAGCTGTTATTGCTTCTTATACTAATTTAGTTGACAATGCAGTTATCGATCAGTATACTACTGATATGGATAAATACACTGCCGAAGAGTTAGATATTAAGTTGACATATGAACAGAAGAAAGCACATCCTGAATTATTCACTAACAATCCTAAATCTGCTTATGTTCCTAAGGATACAGGGAATAAAGGTGGATTAGAAGAAATCCTCTCAAGATATGAGAGCAAGAAATAATTTATTGGAGGAATAATATTATGGCTGACGTAACAACTCGCATTGCTTGCGATGGTTATACTCAACTTGAATTAAACCAAGTTGCCTTCCGTCGTGATGGTAGAATTGAAGCTCAGAGTAAATTAAAAGCTTATGTTGCTTCTACTGCTGAAGATGGTTTTGATAAAAATCATCCTGCTGAAAATGGTATGCTTCTTGTTTTTAATGCTGCAAAGCGCGAGATTAGCAAACCTACTGCAGCGACAGATAAGGTTTTACTTAATTACACAACTGAACATATGTATGATGAGAGAACCCCTGGCTTAAAGAATTTCTGCTTAGTTCCTGGCACTTTCCTTCCTAGACTTGGCTATCTTGCTACTGGCGATAAGTATACAACTAACTGCGTTTCTTATGCAAAAGGTGATACTTATACCGATGAAGATGCTTTCTGGGCAGCAGTTGCTACTTGTGGTACTACACCACTTTATGCTTGCCCTTGCACAGATGGTTCTCATTATGTAAGCACTTCTGCAACAAATGCTGTTGCTCAAGTTGTTAAAGCTGATACAATGCCTGATGGCCAAAAGGCTATTCAGTTCATTGCACTTTGATTTAGGAGGTACAATGCAATGACTATAGAAAGATTAAAAGAATTAGCTCGTCATTCTGCTCATCGTACTGCTCCTGCTGAATTCAGTGTTGCTAGTGTTGATAAAGCTTTAGCTGACGGCTTTAAAGAATTTGCTGGTTCTATCAATGCATTTATGAAGAACCGCTTTGATATTTATGATATCATTATTGAAAATGCTGATGAAATCGTTCCTGCAAAGGTTATGGAGCAATTTGGTCAATTTGCAGAAGTACGTAATGTTGCTCAAGGTGACAGAGTACTTTTCAAGAGAGGTCCTTTAGGCCGCGCGCGTGCTAAGAAATTCTTAACACAAGTCGGTTTAAGTGGTGTCTATGAGAGCTTCCGTCTTGACAGTGAGACCTTCACAGTTAGCATGAAAGCTATCGGTGGAGCAGTTTCTATCGACTTCGAAAGAATGATCGATGGTGCTGAGAATCTTGCTGAGTTTATGGACGTTCTTGCTGAAGCTCAAGTAGATGGTATTTATGGCGAAGTTCAGAATGCACTTATGGCTGCTTCTGCTCATATGCCTGCTGCTAACTATGTAACTGGTAGTTATAGCGCGACAGCACTTCAAAACCTTGTTAATACAGTAAAGGCTTATGGTGGTGGAGCTACAATTTTTGCTTCTCCTGAATTTGTAGATGCAATGGGTCCTGATGCTATTGTTCCTACACTTCAAAATGGTACAACTAATGTTGCTCAAGGTATTTATGCATCTGGCGACATTGAAGATATTCATAACCTTGGTAGAATTAGAATCTTCCGTGGTACTCCTATTGTTGTATTGAGACAATCCTTCGTTGATGAAAAGAACGAAGAGAAGTTAATCAATCCTCAATTTGCTTATGTTCTTCCTACTGGTGGAGACAAAGTTGTTAAGATTGTTATGGAAGGCTCTACACAGATTTATGACGCTATTAACCGTGACCAGTCTATTGAAGTTAATACATACCGTAAGGTTGGTGTTGGCATTCTTGCTTACAACAACTGGGGTGTATATCAAAACACTGGTATTGCTTTAACTGGTGCTAATAAGTGGTATGACTCTGGTGTCCTTGACATCGATGTTGATTTACACGTTAATCCCTAAGTAATATGAAAATCGAGGGGAGTGGGATTTTCCCTCTCCCCTCATATTGTTATAAAAAGCCCTAATGGGTGAGTTAAAGGAGAAATATTATGGAAAATATGATTTATGTTACTAGTGCGAGTGACCGCACACTTGTTGTTTTTATTCCTGAATTAAGACTATCAAAGACTTGGACTAAAAGAGGACAAAAATTGCCTATTAATCGTGACGATTTAATTTAGGCTTATTATAATCCTGCTGTTGAGTCTTTATTCAAAGAAGGTATGCTAAAAACAGACGACGTTGAATTTTTGAAAAATGTCGGGTTAATGGATGAAGATGGCAATAAAGAAGTCGTTGAATTATCTGCTGATTTGCTTATGAGGATGATTAAACTTATGCCAATCACAGACTTGAAAGCTCATTTAAAGACTTTATCAAATTCGCAACTTTCTGAACTAGGAGATTTTGCAGTCTTACATTATAAAGACCTTAAAATGGATAGAGTTGATCTCTTAAGCAAAGTTACTGGTAAAAATATTCTTAAGGCGATAGAGAATTATAAAGCTTCAATGGAGGGATAATTATGACCTCTTATGATAAGATATATAGTGCCTTTTTAGCACGTATACTTGAAGATGAATGGGAACAATGGTTAATTGAGGAAGCTGAACAAGATTGGAGACAAATTTTGGAAGCAGCCTTACCTTGGTTTAAGTTCCCAAGAGTGTCCCTGGAACATGACGAGAATGGTTTTAGCGGAGACCTTCGTCAATCAGAAATTCAGATTATTGCTAATTATATGAAGTGTGAATGGTTAAATCGCTGCATTATGACATGGGAGAATGTTAAACCTCTTTATGTAGAAAGAGATTTCTCACAAGCCAATTTAATTGATAAATTAACTAAAATGTTAGAAGCAGAAAGAAAGAATGCGCGAGAAGTAGAAAGTATTTATTACAGATCTCGTGAAGGTAAGCCATTTGATTTCACTAGATTAGCTTCTAGAGTGGATCATGACTCTAACTGAAGAATATAGAAATAAGTTAAAGAATAGACTTTTCGGTTTATTGTGTGAATATGAAAAAAATAGAGAGTGGCGCAGATATCTTGATGCCATTCTAATTGAACTATATGGTTTTGACAAAGAAAATCAAAATGCTGCTTATTTTCATTTAGTGCACAATTTATCATCTTGTAGATTCTTAAGCTATGAATTCTTCCGCAGTACAATTTTTGATTGTATGAGTTTAGTTGAGAAGCTATGAGTTATTTTGATGAAGTCTATTTAAAACGTCTTAACCGTTATGGATTAGATTATCAATCGCGTTTACAGGGACAGCGCGAGCGTAATTTATTTCCATATTGAAAATCTACTCTATAAATAGTTTTCAATAAATAGTTTTCAAAATTACGCTCGCGCTGTCCCTGTAAACGCGATTGATAATCTAATCCATAACGGTTAAGACGTTTTAAATAGACTTCATCAAAATAACTCATAGCTTCTCAACTAAAC